AAGTTCCATTTGAAATTACCAATTTTCATTATGAGACAACTCGTAAGACACAGGACGGCAAACCTGAACGAGTATTCTGGCCGTTACTCAGTGATGAGTAATGAATTTTATCTGCCTGAGGGTGATTACCTCGCCAAACAATCTACGACAAATAGCCAAGGTAGGGGAGAAGTCCTCGAACAAGAAGGTTTATTACAGTTTGAATTCAATAGGATTTATGATGGTGCTAGTATGGCATATCAAGTTCTATTAGAAGAAGACCTTTCCAGAGAATTAGCGAGAGCTGTACTACCTGTAGCTAATTATACTGAATGTATTTGGAAAATTGATTTACATAATTTCTTTCATTTTGTAAAATTGAGATCTGATAGTCATGCACAGAGAGAAATTAGAGATTATTCAGATGCAATGTATGAGTTAGTGAAACCGAATTTTCCTTTATGTTGTGAAGCATTTGAAGATTATGTACAAGGAGCGACAACATTTTCAAAACAAGAAATGGGGGTTATTAGAGAACTTTTAGAATATGCAGATACAAAGGCTGCACTAGCAGGAATGAGTGTTAAGGATGTTGGTGTTTTAGAGAGTAAATTAGGAAAACGAGAATCAAAAGAATTTTTAGAAAAATTAAAGCAAGGAGATGCAGAATGAGACTACCAACCATTTATCAAGAATACATCCACCTATCCAGATACGCACGATGGGATTACGATTTGGGAAGAAGGGAAACGTGGGATGAAACAGTTGGTAGATATTTTAATTTTTTTACGGAGTGGTTGGAAGAGAAACATGATTATAAACTTGAAAATGGTCAAAGAATTGAACTAGAGAATTCAGTCAAAGAACTGAAAGTAATGCCTTCAATGAGGTGTCTTATGACTGCAGGGCCAGCATTAGAAAAAGAAAATGTCGCTGGATATAATTGCGCTTATATTAAAGTCGATAGTCCAAGGTCATTTGACGAAATCCTTTATGTGTTGATGAATGGAACAGGAGTGGGGTTTTCTGTAGAACAAGAACACACTAATCAATTACCAGCAGTTCCAGAGGAATTATATGATACTGATACTGTAGTAGTAGTTGCAGATTCCAAGCTTGGATGGGCAAAGGCATTTAAAGAATTAGTATCATTATTGTATGGTGGTCTTATTCCAAAGTGGGATGTATCTAAAGTAAGAGAAGCTGGTGCACCCCTCAAGACCTTTGGTGGACGGGCATCAGGCCCAGCTCCGTTAGTAGATTTGTTTAAATTTACAATAAATACTTTTAAGAACTCTTTAGGTAGGAAATTACATCCAATAGAATGTCATGACATCGTATGTAAGACAGCAGAAATCGTGGTTGTGGGGGGTGTTCGTAGGAGCGCTCTCATCAGCCTGTCTAATCTTAATGATCGTGAGATGCGTTTCGCCAAGCATGGTGAGTGGCATACACACAATGTCCAAAGAGCACTTTCAAACAACTCGGTTAACTATAAAGAAAAACCAGACGTTGGTACTTTCATGCGAGAGTGGTTATCCTTATATGATTCAAAGTCAGGAGAACGTGGAATTTATAATGGCATGTCAGCCAAAAAAACAGTTGAACAATTAAACGAAAAATATAAAGATGAAGATGGAAAATTTATTACAAGACGAATCGCTAGAGAGGACTTTGGCACAAATCCATGCAGCGAGATCATTTTACGGTCACGAGAATTCTGTAACCTCTCAGAGTGCGTTGTCAGACGAGAAGACACTCGCGAATCTCTCAAAGAAAAAGTTAGAACTGCGGCTATCCTTGGAACATTTCAATCAACCCTTACCAACTTTAGATATCTTTCAAGAGAGTGGAAAAAGAACTGTGATGAGGAACGATTATTGGGAGTATCACTCACAGGAATAATGGATAGTCCTCTTACAAATGGATCTAAAAAAGGACTAGATAAATTATTAGAAGAACTCAGGACTGTTGCTTATGAAACTAATAAAGAATGGGCAGATAAACTTGGAATTCCAGTTAGTGCAGCCATTACTTGTGTTAAACCAAGTGGTACTGTATCTCAGCTTGTTGATTCTGCTTCTGGTATTCATGCCCGTCATAATCCTTATTATATCCGTACTGTAAGAGCAGACAATAAAGACCCTCTTTGTAAACTTATGAAAAATATGGGGTTTCCAAATGAGGTAGACGTAACAAAACCAGAACATACAACAGTCTTTTCATTTCCAATGAAAACTCCAAAAGGAGCAGTTTGTCGTATGGATATGACTGCATTGGAACAATTAGAACTATGGAAAGTTTATGCAAAAAGTTGGTGTGAACATAAACCATCTGTTACAATTTCCGTAAAGGAAGATGAATGGGTTGAAGTAGCAGCTTGGGTGTATGATCATTTTGATTCTATTAGTGGTATATCCTTTCTTCCATTTAGTGAGCATGCATATCGTCAGGCACCATATCAAGACTGTACGGAGGAAGAGTATAAAGAAACCGTAAAGACTATGCCAAAAAATGTGGATTGGGCAAAGTTATCAAAATACGAATCACAAGACTATACCATAGCAAGTCAAGAAATGGCATGTACGGCAGGTGGATGTGAAATAATTTAACAGGGGAAATGGATGCCTATAGAAATTAAGATGATTGAAGCGGCCAACGAATCTTACGATGACTATATACTTTATGAGATATTGTGTGATTACTGTGATGAAGAATACACAATTAAGTATATAATGGACAAAAGACCTAAACAATCTATTGAATGTTGTCCTTTCTGCAGTAATCTGATTGAAGAACCTGCAGAGATTATAAATGATGAAGAAACTGGCTGGGATTGATTATTCGTTAACATCACCCGCAATATGTATATGGAAAGAAACCAATGATAATAGACAGTTTAGTTTTGATATGTGTGATGTATATTATTTGGAAACTGCACAACGACTCAAACGGGCCACCCAACATGAGATTTTAAATTTACACACAGGGATATATCCAGAATGGGAAACAGAGGAACAAAGACATGATCTACTTTCAGATTGGACTATGAGTATAATTAGTGGATGTCAAGTATTCATAGAGGGGTATGCATTTGCTACTTCTGGTAAATCTTATGTTCGTTCTGTTGCAGAAAATTCTGGACTACTCAAACATAAAATGTATAAAGTAAAACAAGCTTTTACATCAATACCCCCCTCAGTTATTAAAAAATATGCCACAGGTAAGGGTAATGCGAATAAAGATTTAATGTATGACGCATTTTCTGAAGAACCTAATACACCATCAGACCTTCAGAAAACCCTTAGACCAAAATCAAATAAACTAACAAATCCTACAACTGATATTGTAGATTCTTATTGGATATGTAAATACGGTTGGAGAGAACTTCTTGCATAGGGGAAACCACGAATCTAAGTCAAAAGATAAGTTTCATCAACTTTTTGAGATTATGAATCAAAATACCCAAAGAAAGAGACAAAAGAGAGAGTGGTATCATAGAAATAAAGAAGCAGTTCTAGAACAACAAAAAAATAGTAAGAAGAAAAAGAAAAATCAGAAAGAGTGGTATCAAAAAAATAAAAAAATGTGTATAACTAGGGCCAAAAGGTGGAATGAGGATAATCCTTCAGCAAGGAAGCTAATAATGGAAAGACATAAAACCAAAAATAATCCAAAAGGAGTGTGGTTTGATGGAACTTGAAATTGATAATGATACAAGGAAAATGAGAATAATTAATTATCTAGATTATATGGATGATAAAAGTTTACAGGAAATATCTGTAGCTTTATATAATTTGTCTATAAGAAGACGAGAAGTTAAAAAACAAAAGGAGCTGATGAATGAGTCAGGAAAATAAATATGAGAAGTTGCCAAATAGTATGTATCCAAAAATTAGACAACAAGTAACGGACAGAATAGCAACATTTGAAAAGGTTATCGAAGAACATGCTGTCGCACAAAAGGAAGCTCTAAAAATGATTTATGAACAACTGGAAGAAGCAAAAAACGATTTGAAATATCTAGATGAAGTTAATTGAGAATGGAATCGAAAAAAATAATATATGTTGATATTGACGGAACAATATGTGACACTCCATTTCAGCACAACATTGACGAGTCATCACAATATAATAAAGCTACACCACATTATGCTAGAATAGATGTCATTAATGACCTATATGATAAGGGACATATCATTACATATTGGACTGCTAGGGGGTGCGTATCGGGGGATGATTTTACAGAACTCACTCGTAATCAATTAGAAGAATGGGGATGTAAATATCACCATTTAGAGGTGGGAACAAAACCACATTTTGATATGTACATTTGTGATAAGTCATTTAATAGTGAATCATTTTTTCACTATAAAGAAAGCGAATTACCATAACAAAAACTTTATACATGGAGGTAACCTTGCGTGGTAGAGATCATAATCAAAAAATGGACTGTTGCATCAGTACAGGTAGTTTATTATATTCCAGATTATTTAAGTGTAGTGAATGAATTTATTTGGCAAACAAAAGACCAACTACCAGACTATCCAAGGATTGGAAAGTTCTTGGACTATTGGGATAAGAATATTGATGGCCCAATTAAAGAAGCATATATCTATGATCACGGCATATCTAAAATTAGGCATGTAGACAGAAGATACAAATTTAACTAGGGGGAACTGATGTTCACTATAAAATATTGCACATCTTGAAATTACTATCCTCAAGCGGCAAGTTTGTCTGCTCACATTAATAGTAATGTCATGGATACATGCGAGATAGAAGGAGGTGAAAATGGTCAGTTTGATATATTTCGTAGTGGAGAACTGTTCCTCTCCAAAGAAGACATGGGCAGATTCCCCACAAAAGAAGATGTGGATGACATGATAGAAGAATTAGAACCCTTCTCAGAATAAAAAAACATCGACTTAGACACCATTCAAAGACTTGACAATCATAAAAATATAGTGTATAATAGTTATATAAGATAGCTATCTATACCCTAAAAACAGAAAGGAATAGATGAAAATGCTATTATTAATTTTTATTATAATGGCGACATGGATGGTTGTTGGATGCGAAACAGTAAGACAAGTTAAGGCCGGTTGTTGGGGTCATTGGGTGGAGGCAAATGATGGAGCCAGAAGCGGGTACAAGAGAGGTACAATTTTGTCTAATAGAAATAATGTTAAACCGTATCGACAATGTGTGGATGAAGAAAATCCACATTTAGATTTAGAAAAGAGGCCATACGGATGAAAACGACATTACTAATTTTGGTAATGTTATTTTTGAGTAGTTGTTCAACAAAGAGCAACAATTGGCCAAGTGGAATGACACCATTTTTTGCAGAGTGTGAAGGAGAAGGTGGAACTTATACAGACAAGGAATATGCTAAAAGAAACCGGCAACCTTGTCATGGAGGTTGGAAATATTATGACAGAGGTGAACCAACTTTAACAAACGATTAAAGGATTATTATGATTAAATCATTTTATAGATCAAAAGAATGGGCAAAGTGGGCATATGGAGGTGGTTTGGCACTTATTGCTTCTCTCTGGTTACAGGTACAGATGAGTGTGGCAATCAATGTATGGTATGGTGGATTTTATAATCTTCTTCAGAACGCAAAAGATTATGTAGACAATCCACAAGAAGGAATCACTTCATTATATGAGCAACTTGTTTCGTTGCAATATATCTTAACAGGGTTTGAAGGAAGTCCATCATTTGCGGTGATTGCATTTCCGTATATTGCATTGGCCATTTTTACTGGATGGTTCACTAGAATTTATGGGTTGAGGTGGCGAGAAGCAATAACGTTTAATTATATACCACAATGGCAGGCAGTAGACCAAGAAATTGAAGGGGCGAGTCAGAGGATACAGGAAGATTGTAATCGCTGGGCACGATTGATTGAGTCGTTAGGACTTCAGATTGTTCGTGCAGTAATGACATTGATTGCATTCATTCCGATTCTATATGGATTTAGTGATAAGGTAGACATACCAATCATAAGAGATATTGAAGGTTCTCTTGTTTACGGAACTTTAATAATTTCATTGGGCGGTCTTGTAATTTCTTGGTTTGTGGGATGGAAATTGCCTGGTTTAGAATACAATAACCAGAGAGTAGAAGCAGCATTTAGAAAAGATTTAGTATTAGGAGAAGATGACAAAGCAAACTATGCACAATCTGATACCCTTGCCGAGTTATTCCTGGGAATCAAGTTTAATTATCATCGCCTGTACTTACATTATGGTTATTTTGATTGTTGGGTTACTTTTTATGATCAGTTTATGATCATTGCACCATATCTCATAATGGGTCCAAGTTTGTTTACTGGTGCAATAACATTAGGTGTGATGGTACAGGTATCGAATGCGTTCAGTAAGGTGCATGGCGGATTTGCATTGTTCTTACATAACTGGACAACGATAACTGAATTACGATCCATCTGGAAACGGTTACATGAATTTGAAGCAAACTTAATTAAATTTACTAAGGAGGTAAAATGACTGAAAGTCCATTGAAGGAAAAGATAAAACAAGCATTTATTGAAAATAATCGTCTTCAAGAAAAAATTAGTGTTGCAATAGACAAGTTGACAACATCCGGAGACAGGCTTTGTAAACGTATAGCAAAAATGTGCGAAGTGTTTATGCACAATGAACAATGGGGGCTCCAGGCGGGAGTCCTGGCTCCCGGCCCTCATAAGGAGAAAAAATGACTGAGATAACATTATTAGTATTAGTATTAGTATTTTTGGTAGGATGTTTAGGTGTCGTATATTATTACGATAAAAAACTTGTCAAAGCAATTATAGAGTATGAAAAACGATTGGATAAAAAAGGAATCTTGAAAAGACATTTTAGTAAACCAATAACATAGTCCAGAAAGTTAGAAAAATAAAATGTTTGAGAATATTATACAG